TTGTACTTCATCTGGTGGTTTTGGTTCTGATTGTACCGTTTACTATACCAATTCAGAAGCAAATGTACCGGAGACATGTGAAATACTTCAAACCGAAACCTGTGACAGTTATGATCAAACTACAATAAAATATACTATTGAATTGGATTCACTATATTCTGATAATAAAGGAAATCCTCAACTACCAGAGAGTCACATTTGTACAACAATTATAGGATTGGATAGAATTCCTGATTTTAATTTTATTGACTATTTAAATTCTAGAAATTTTATTCAATTACCAGAAGCAGAAGAAAACCCAAAACCAACTAAAACTATTTTAGAAGAAATAGAAAGTTATGTTCGAATAGAATTTGAGACACCGATTGGACAAAATACTGTATTTGAATTTCCTTCTGGATTTTACGATACTCCCGGTTCAGAATATTATTTACCATATCATGTATTATTAACAGCAGGTCCTTTTGGTTCCAAATCTGCGGATTATAATGTTTCTGTAATTGGTCAGGATCCGTATGGTTTTGATGTAGCAGTTAAACGAATAAAATCAAAAAAACAAAAACTAAATGTAAAAACTGGTTCATTAATAAACAACAAAGATTATCATGTTGTTGGTAATGGATTTATCACTAGTCAATTATTTGCTCCAAATTTTAATAGAGATATTAAATATGGAGACATTTCAACCATACTTGATGGTTATCAGAGCACAACAACCGCACCAAGACTCTTGACTCCCGCTCAATATAGACACACATTTTCTTTAACTGATGCGGCAACTGATAAACAAAGTATAAATGAAGACATTAATAATGATTCAATAATTGAGGGCAATTGGGTAAGGCCTGATTTGTATCGATTATTTTCACAAACAAATAGTGAACATTTTTATACCGATCTACTTCGTGAATCCGTTAGAAAAAATCCATTGGCTCTTACCGAATCGTATTTTGAATTTAACAACATAAGACCTAATTCAGTTTCTTCTAGAAATGGGAATAATTTTGGTTCTGGTTATCCCACGGAACCACCCAGAGGTTTCTATTTTGGTTTAGATTCAGATATTCCAGCAGAGTTTGATCCAGAAGAAAATTTTCTTCAACTCTATGGATCGGATTCCGAATCTCGGGAAAAAATTGCAAATCTATTGCTTCCCGGAAATGTGTTTGGTTATGTTTCATACAATAATAAGCCGCTTCCCACGGATACTTCTTATTTCCTTTCAAGTGTTGCTTATAATCCTCAGCAAGAAAGACCTGGTTGGGGTATATCTTTGTTTGAAATTGATTTAAAGAATCGAAATAACCCCCAAGCAACAGAAGAAGAAAGATCATTCTATGGAAACTATTATGGTGTTTCTATATGGACACACCCAGAGGTTTCCGAAAATATGTTCTCTGGGGTTTGGAAGAACGATATAACCGGAGAAACAGAGTATGGAATTGTTGGTCCTCAGTTAGAGGAAGATGAGATAACATTTGACAGAAATTTTGCTGCACAATTTGTCGTGATATCTCGTCAATCAATAGAAGATCCATGCGCGGGGTATCCTTGCTCTAATCCAGAACCAGTAAACAACTCAACCTGTCCAGATAATGATCCACTCTGCAATTGTCCATGTCAGGAATTGAGACCAGATAAAGTTTTATTCGGTATCACCGGACCAGAACCAACATATCTTGAATTAAAACAATTAGAAACTGAAATTAAAGAGTGCGATTTAATTGAAAATGTTCTAGGAGAAGAATGGCTCGGTTGCGTTTGGGGTGATACAAAAAATGTCCTAAATTGCAATTGCCCATGTATTGGAGAAAAATTCTTAGATTATTTAAGATATAGTCAAACATATTGTACATTCTGGAATACAGTAGCAGAAAGACCCCTACTTCGAACTGCTCAAATGATGCAAATAAGAGCAAATAGAATTAGTATTATGGTAAATGGAGATTTGACACTTCGCCCCGGAGAAAAAGTCATTATAAACCTTGGAGAAAAACGATACTCCGGTGTTTGGTTAGTTTCTTCAATTCTACATGATATCGCAAAAACAAAACATTATATGTCAGTAGAACTTATAAGAGACAGCGAATATATAGATCCGACAAAAAGATCTAAAGAACTCGTACTAAATACTGAGGGATAAACGGCATCATATGAAATATCGGGATCTACACATCTTTTTTAGAAAAAATCCAAATAATAATGATATTTCATTGTTGTCTGGTAATTCTGCGATAGTTCAGTCGATTAAGAACTTAGTATTAACTAAAAAGGGAGAAAGACCATTTGATAATAGCATAGGAACCAGCGTGGTTGATTTTTTGTTCGAACAACCAACTTTGGCAGAACTTGCATTTCTTCAAAATGAAATACAAACAATTTTGGAACAAGCAGAACCAAGAATAATTGTGAATTCAATCGAATTAATTTACCCAACTCCTTCTAGCACAACCGATGATTTGAAAATAAATATTAAATATGTTTTAAATAATGAGGAAATTTTACCAACACGACAATCATTAACCCTAACAGTAAATCAATGACAAAGATAAATTTAGTAGACTTAGATTACGAAAACATAAGAGCATCTTTGCTTGAATATTTAAAAAAGCAAGACACAGTCAAAGATTTAAACTTTGAGGGTTCTGCTGTAAACTTTTTATTAGATTTATTGGCATATAACACTCTTTTCTATGCCCATTACGCAAACATGGTTTCCGGCGAGGCATTTTTAGATTCTGCTCAATTGGAAAGATCTATTGTTTCTTTGGTGAAACCACTTGGTTATGTTTTGCCAACTAGAACAAGTGCTATCGCAAGAATACAACTCTTTAATGTCACCGATGTTGCTATAATCAAACCATTTACCGTTAGTGTAATTGGAACTAATTCTGACGGCATTCAAAGTCAATTCTGGAACATTGACTCAGTTTCTGTTATAGAAGGTAACCAAACTGAGTTCTTCAGTGTTTATGAGGGGACTTACAATGTTGCAACTTACGGTGGCGATGGTTTTGATTTTCCTGAACAAAAAATATTAATACCAGATTTAACTTTAGATGTAAGAACAATTCGGGTATCGGTTCAACGAGCAGACGATGAAGATTTTACATACTGGACGTTGGTTGATACATTTAGTGGTGGTTTTGTCGAACCAACATCTAATTTGTACTCATTGGAAAGAACATCTGGTGGTTTTGTTGTAAAATTTAGAACCACTTCTAGCGCAGAAACAAATTTACAATCAGGAGATATTGTAAAGCTTGAATATCTTTCTTCGAATGGTTCAAATGGAAACTTTGCTTCTAATTTTACTTCAGTTGTAACTCCAACTGGTTCGGGTATAGTAAATATTCAACCATCATTCGGTGGTATTGATACTCCAAATCTAGAAGAAGCAAAACGAATCGCTCCTTTGGTGTTTTCAGCACAACAAAGGCTAGTTACTAAGTCTGATTACATAGGGTTTTTAGCACAACTTGGATACACAGAAGGTGTAAATGTTTGGGGTGGAGAAGATAATTCACCACCAATGCACGGTAGATTATTGTTTACAATACAAGATATAAGTTCATCAAATAATAGTGTAATTTCTGACATCGTTTCTAAACTAAAAGAAAGATCTATTGTTACAATTTTGCCAGAATATGTAACACCAAAGGCATTAAGAGTTGTATCTATTGTTTCTATAGATTATATAGAAGAAGATATTAAGATAAAACCAGAGATTGCGGCACAACTAATAAAACAAACAATTATTGATGAATTTTCTAACCAAGAGTTTAATACAAATTTTAGTTTTTCTCAAGTATCAAATACGGTTCAACAATTTTCAGGTTATAGTTTAAAATCTATTACAAATTTGAGTTTAAAATTCACAGTGATTCCTTCTACTGTTGTTTCTACTATAAACTTTAAAAATGCAATAAGAAAAACAACTTCATCAACTGAGTCTGGTTTTGGGGTGATATCGACAGAATTTACAAGTCCATATTATGAGTCGGGAACTGTGCAAATTAGAGATTTGCCAATAATATTCAGTAGCACTTCAATCAATCCACCATCTATAGGCAAATTACTATTATTTGCAAAATCTCCGGAAGGTGTTTTTAATGTAAATTTAAATTCTCAGGTCGGAGAGGTGGATTATAAAACGGGTGTGGTTAAAATATACCCAAGCCTATCTACTGCTTCATTTGATTTACTAGTATCTCCAGCAAATACCAATCAAATAACAGCAAAAGATGAAGTATATCTAATTTTAGATTTAACTGTACCAACACCAACTCAAATTTAATGTTAACCACAATATTTAAAACTACAGAACAAGCACAACCAGAAATATCTGGTCCTGTAGAATTTAGAAAATATACACAAAAAGTTTTAAACAACATTGATGGTCAATATTGTGAATCTTCTGTTTTTATAGAAAACCAAATTCCTTTTTGGATGAAACAAAATTATGGCTCAGATGGTTCAGACAATTATTTTATATCCTTTATAAAAGAATATTATAATTGGCTTTATTGTGGATACAAAGAAAAAGATATAAATCTAACTCCAACTGACATAGAAGTTTTATTTGATATAGAACAAGTTCCTGATGAATTTTTAAACTTTTATGTAAAAACTTATGCACCATTTTTATCGATTTCTATAATCGATGATGAAAATCGCCAATACATTAGAGGATTTTTAAAATCAATTAAGAGTGATTTTTTAATTACAAAAGGAACAGAAGGTGCATATCGTTACATTTTAAAAACTATATTCAATGTTGAAAATGTTAATATAGATTACCCTAAAAAATATCTAACTAGACTAAATGGGGGAAAATTTATAGACTTTTCTTGGAATTTAAATCAATCTATAATAGATTTACCTGAAAATTTTGATCCTCGCAATCCTATAGTTAACGATGTGCTTGCTGGTAATAGAGGATACGACCCAAACACTAGACCTAATTTATTTGGTGCTGCATTAAACGAATCTGTTTTGCCTGATGATAATTTTTGGCAAGAATATTCTTACATTTTAACATCAGATGCAACAGTTGAAGATGTTATCACATACAAAGATACAATTTTAGATGCGACGCATCCCGCCGGAATGTTGGGATTCTTTGAGCAATACATTCCATTGGGAGAATCTATTCTAGTTTCTGATGATCCTATTGGTGGTCAAATAACAACATCAAATGCAGAAATACCAGTAATTGGCAGATATTTGTTAATGTATCCAAATTTAATGACAGACGCATCGGGTGACCCTTGTGAACTGTATCCAAATACTTGCGGGGTCGAAACAGAATGGTGGCTTACTTTTAACGATCAATTAACATGCGACTTTTATGAAGGAGTAAATTATTTTTGTTATTGTTGTGTTTTTTCTTGTGATCCAGAGGGAGGGGAATTTAATGCACCACAACACAGACTTCCAACTTGGGTTCCTGCTATACTAAATGAAGTTCGTATACCAAATGGAACATTAGGTCACATGAAAATTGAAAGCTTTTTAGAAATGGAATTACAAACCTCTTCTCCTAATACTACTCTTGTATCTTGTAACACAGCAAATAATGGAACATCGTGTGATGAGTGTGCTCCATTGTAAGGAAAAATAAAATGGCATTTGAAAAAAATCAGATAAAATCTTATACTTTAAGTTCTACTAAAAAAGATGTAACAAAGATGTTTGTTGCTTTGGGTGGGATTTCTGGCCCAATAACATCAATTGACGAAACTGACATTTCTCTTGTAAGCAGAATAACAGAGGATGAAGTATCAATTATAGTCCCAAGAGTAAATTGGTCTTCTAATAGAAAATTTGAACCGTACTACTTTGGTTCTTCTGGTATTAACACATATTGTTACAATTCCACAACAGACATGGTATATCTGTGTGTTGGCAAAAATCAACCCACCGGCTTAATCGGTGAAACCGAGTTTGGATCTACACAACAGCCAGCACACATATTGGGAATACAAACATATTCAGATGGTTATTCTTGGTTGGCTTTGTATAAAATTGATTTCGGACTGAGTACATTTTTAACAGAAAATAACTTGCCAGTAAACACTCTACAAGAATATAATAATGAAATAACATCGGTAGATTATTCAACAAAATATAATTTTATATGTGATGGTGGTGCAACAGCAGAAGGAAATTGTTATTTTTATTATACTCAAGACGGAGTAGATCCCAATTCCAATGAAGTGATATTTAAAGATACATTAGTTCCGGGAATAGGAACCGCTGGTTGGATTTGTTCTTCTTGCCATCAAACCGGAGACATTTTAGGGTATAGAACAGTATTTTCTGAAACAAATTCTGTTCAATCTGAAATAAAAAGGAATCCATTAACACAACTAGAAGAAGATATTGCTAATAATAAATTAGATGTAAATAATCGGTATTATGTTCATTACCAAAATTTTAAATTTGTAGAAAATTTGAACAAATATATAGTGTCATTACATCTTGATGTTTCGTCATTAAGCATAGAAGATAGAATTTTACCAAATGCAAACCCAGAAGTAATAGTACTTGATGCTCTTGGTATAGGAGCAAAAGCCAATATAACATCATATTTTGATATAAAAAGAAATGCGTTTATTGCAAATGGTATTAATTTAACTTCGGGTGGTTCGTCTTATATTGATCCCTTGTTTTCTATAGTTGGAATGAGTAACACAAACCTAGAAAAAGCGATAAAAGCAGTATTGCTTCCAGATATATCTTCTCCTTCAATATTTTTACCAACTCCTAAAATCTCAATTATCAAAAAAATAAGTAGTGAAGATTTACAAGAAATAGAAACAGAGCAAAAAATATTTACTAAAATTGCTGTTGTAAAAAATGTAAAAGATAAAAACACAAATATTGATGCTGCAAGTGTTCTTCAACCAAATCAAAAATTATTGGCAAGAACTACCACAAAAATTGTTTTAACTGCAAACATAGGAGCAGTTGGTTCAGAACTTCCCGGATTAAATGAGGGAGCTATATTTGTAAGCGAACCATCCTCAGTAAATGCAAAAATTATAACAGATTCAAAACTTGCAACTAGTAAAGACTACTATTCTAAATTAACAGCAAGCAAAGAGGAGTTTGATGAATCAAATGAACCAGTTTCTGCAACTTTAGAAATTTCAGGAGTAGATGAATTGGCACAAACTGTGTTTATTCCTAAAACAAGCATAACAGTAAATAGTACAAATTATACAATAAATCAAATAAATAGTCCAAATTATAAACTAGATAATATTGAGTTTGTATTAGCAAAATCTCAAACTGCACCGATTGTTTTTCAAGAAACTGGTTCTAACTCTTCTGTAAAAATCTCATTTGTGATCTAATCCCATGACAACAGTTAATATAACTACACAAAACTTAATAACACATCCAGATTTTTCTGTTCCAACATTTGGTTTAATCGACTTTGGTGTTCCTTCTACCGGAAGATTCTCGGTTGGCTATAAAATGATTGCATTTGAGCCAGGAAAAATATTACAAGCCGAAGAATTAAATGAACTTCAATTTAGAATGCAAACTCATGAAAATTTAACCATGCAAATGATTTCTAATTGGATTCCGGAACTAGTATTTAATGGAACTTCCCAAACAACTGGTCCTGGATGGGATGGTGCAACTCCGTTGGATCCAAATTATTTGGTATATGTTCCTACCACTAGAGTTATTGCAATGACAAAACGATCTTGGTTTCTCTGCAAAGCAAATTCAAATGGATTGTTTTTCTGGTTATATTTTCAAACAGCCGGTCAAGGCACACAGGTAAATTTTCAAATTCCACAAGAAACTGTAGTTAATCAATACATCGGTTTTGGTATAAACACAACAGCAGGTGGAGAATATACCGGAGAAATAGTAAATTGTAATTCGGTTGGTTCATCTTCTGGTGTGAAACACCCACTAACACTAAAAAATAGTTCTGTATGTGGTTCATCTCGTTATTATTTAAGAATAACTTCAGTAGAAGTTTCGAATGAACCGATTCGTAATGATTTTTGTGCATTTGCACAACTGAGAAGTGATGGTTTATATTACCTAAATAACAGTAAGGTAAAAGAGGGATAAAATGGCTGATTATAGCGACATTACTACACTATCGTTAGGAAACACATTTGGTGCTTGGTATGCAAAAACCAATGAAATTATTACTCGATTAAACACCTTAGATGTTGGAAGCATAACTGGCGGAGATGGAATATTAGCAACAAAACACCCATCCATAGCGGGTGGGTATACTTTAGATTTATCTGGTACTGTTGCAAAAGCCATGACGTTCCAAAATAATGTAACAATAGGTGGAAATTTAACAGTAAATGGAGTTTTGAATTATTCCTTTGGTGGTGCTGATACAGTTTCTGGTATAAATGTTGAAATACCAGCAAATACTGGTGTAACTATAGGCAATATAGTTTACATAGATTCAGACGGAAAGGCACAAAAGGCTTTAGCCGACGACGAATGCACCTCAGAGGCGATTGGTATCGTCGTTGGATTTACTGGTGGAAATGCGCAGGTCGCAACCAGTGGTAAAATATCCGGTTCTGGTTTAATACAAAACTTTTTAGGTGGGGCTGGCTCTTTACAAAAAGGAGTTGTTTATTTCTTAAGTTCTGGTGTTTCTGGTGCAGGAACCACAATGGAACCAGATGTCACAGAAAATATATCAAAACCCGTTTTAATTGGTTTAACCGCCGATTCTGGAATAATTTTACCATACCGTGGTTATGTTGGTGCGATAACTGGTAGTTTTGGCGGCCCAACAACAGTTGTTCAGGGAGTTTGTGGTGGTGTTTTAAGTTTTAATGGTCCTAATGGTAGTCTATATGCATCTGAAGAAGATGCTGATAACGCTATAGTCAAAACCACAGGTGATGTAATAGGAATTTCCCACATACTTGATAATGATTCTAATGCATTCCTAACTTCTTATATTTTTAAAGGCAATTTTCCTCCTGGCGTGAATTCGTATCAGTTTTCGGGATCTTCTATGACATTCGATGTCCAGCCAGGACAATTTATAAAACTAGTACAGACGCCGACCACAACGACCAGCTTCAAACTTACAAAATTATCCAATTATAGTAATGTTAAAACTTTATTTTCTACATCTGGAATAACATCTGATGTTTGGAGACTTAAAAACATAAAAGTTAATGCAACATTAATTGGACAAAGACCAACTTCTTTTTTATTGATTAGATCAATAAATCGAACAAGTGGAACTAATTATATTAATCATTTGGGGCACTGTGCTGGCGCAGTTGAATCTCCAAACAACGGACGTTTGATCTATGGATTAAACTCTGTTTTTTTAGAGTACGAAGGTAGTATATCTCCCACCACCTATACGCCTATTTCTGCTCCGATGATTTTAACTCCTAGAATAATACAACCAAAAGTTACATTTTCCGGAACTCCTGCTACTGGAGATGGAGCCACTGCTGCTGTGCTTTATACTAGTTCAAACGAACCAGTGAACACTTCTTCTGGCCCTCTTAGACTTGATACCGGGACATTGACTAATTGTGTGAAAGTCGAGGCAAATTCATCCGGTCAATTTCCTGTAATATATGGAGGAGATAATCATACAATTGTTTGTAGTTTTAGTAGTAGTGACAAACCCAGAGCAGTCAATAATAGAAATTACACATGGGATTTTAATAAAACAATAGTTGGTGGTTCGACTGGGGCATACATTTCAGAATATCTGTATGGAGCATACAACGGAACTGATTTAGATCTAACGAGTGGAGCCGGTGTTGCGGCCGGGATAACATTAGATACATCTTTGCTTGGTTGGTGCCCATATTATAATGCGATGTCTGAATCTTTAGATATATTAATTGTAAATGGTAATTATTATTCACCTGCCGAATCAAACCCGGAAAACCATTCAAAAGTATTAACTGTGTTTTTAGAACTTGCAAAATATGATATAAACACAAAACAAGAAACCTCTTCAGTAATAATAACAACAGAAATAGATCAAATATATAGTTTGCAATTCGAAGAAGGAGGCACCGTAAGGTTCGTTTAAAAATGAATAAAAATTTACTAATAAACGGAAATTTTGATTTATGGCAAAGAGGAGTAACTTTTTCGATACTCCATGATGATGCTTTGTCTGGATCAACTTTAACCGCCCCAAATGTAAAAATTGCAGATAGATGGTATATGATCGACAGTCAGGTGCGTGGAGGTGGTGCAACTGGACAAATTACGGCATATAAAGAAACATTTTCCCCATCATCTCCTTTTTATTCTCGTTCAGACAATTATTTAACGGTATTGAATCAAATACAAGGAATTTGTGGTGGGTATTGTCACATAGAACATAAAGAAGAAGATTGCACTAAATATGCAAATCTTCCTCTCGTCTTAACATTTTTGGCAAGAACTACATCTGGCGTCACAGGAACAACATTGTCTTGCTATTTTAGACAAGTTCTTGAACCAAACTCATTAGAAAGTTCCTCTGAAATTGCTATTGCTAGATTAACATCTACATGGCAAAACTTTTTGTATCAATTAACTCCATTCAACTTGAACTTTTCTGGTATTTCTGGTGATGATTATTTTTCTGTAGGTTTTAGAATTTTACCAGAAGTAAATATAAATCTTGCTTCTGTTTCTTTAAGAGTTTCAGAAACAACCCTATCTGATACAAAATCTGAAATTCATGAAGAAAAATCAAAACAAGAAAAATACTATAAAACATCATATAAGCCAAATGTAACAGCAGGAAGCGTTACATTGGCTGGTAATAATGATACCACTGCAATAAGTTTCACAACAACACCAAATTATTCATATAATTATCATTTTGATGCTCCGATGAGAAAGACACCGCAAGTGACTCTTTATTCGCCAAAATCGGGAACACAAAATGATGCCTTTAACAAAACGGCAGACAGAGATATGAGATTAACCTCTGGAACCCGTGGTTGGAACCAAGCAACAAGATTTTCTCCAACTGGTATGACTACTTTATCTGCCACAGGAAATACATATGGTGTTCAGTTCAATGTAGTTTCTGGTGCAGTAATATTTGATGACATATTGGTTCATGTGGTTGCGGATGCCGATATTGACACTTCACCAAACGACAGAGGTCCAACAAACATCTGAGGAGAATAAATGCCCTGCACAAATAATTCAGTAATATCCGCAGTTTTTGGTGGGAGTGCCGGTGATGCAACTAGCGGTAGAAGATTATCCTTTACTATTGGTGTTACTGCACCAACATGGGACGGAACCATTGTTGCTGGTGATGTAATTCGATATGATGTAGATGAAAGTAAATATGTAAAATCTGTCGCAGATCCATATTATGATGGTTCATTAGACCTTTCTAATTCAGAAGTTGTTGGAATTGTTGAATCCTTCTCTCAGACAGGTGGAATTACATATGCAACTGTTGTAACACATGGACTTATGAATTATCCAGGTCTTCAAATTGATGGAAGCCTTGGTGGTGCTGGTGGAACAGACATTTATTTCTTAAGTCCAACAGTTCCCGGTGGAATTACATTTAGCATTGAAGAGCAAAGAGGACACATAGTAAAACCAGTTCTTCAGGTTTCCCCCGTATCTGGAACAGTTTATAATTCAATTGTTACTAATTATCTCGGTTATGAATCATCAGAAACAGAAAACTTAACACAAAGAATCGGCGAATCTACAATTGGTGACATAAAAATAGTAGATGCAAATGCAGAAATTCCTTCTGGTTGGATTGATACTAGTTCTCCTTCTTATCTCTCTGTTTCAGAATATCAACAATCATATTCCACATATGGAACTAAATACGGTTCGTTGGAACAAATAACAGTAAATGGAACATCCTCTTTCGTTTCTGCTTTGGCTGGAACATCAATTCGACCAATAAATCCAAATACTGGAAAATCTATTGGGGTATATGCAAAAGTAATCAGCGTGGATACTAATAACAACCGAATAGTAATCGAACACACAAGCAATCAAAAGGCGCTATGGAGTTCTAACTTTACTGTTTATGAAATTTCACAAACAGTGCTAGGAACAAATAAAGTTGCAGTAACTGGTGGTTCTGTAACTCACTTTAAGCCTCCAAAAATCACAACTAATCTTGAGGCAAAAGTAGGAACAGAAAATCAAATTCTTCCATTTCAAACAAAGACTCTGCTTAGAGTAAAAAGAGACACAGGTTCAGCATATCTTCCGCAATCTATTAGTTTCACGGATGTTGAAATCAATGGAGTTGTATCAACACAAAATGTAGCAAATGTTGATTCAAAATTGGTTGAACTAGAAACAAGAATTGCTGCATTAGAACAAAAATTAGGAATATAACATGCCATCGATACGCGGTAGTAGCCAGTTCAAACCTATCAGCGGAGTCACTTTTTATGGCATAACAGGATCAACTGGACCACAAGGACCAAGAGGATCTGATCTTTTAGGCCCAACAGGATCAACAGCAACTCTTATAGTTTCTGGGGTTTCTGTATCTTCCAATACGTTAATAAACCAATTTACAAATGGAACTACATTTGGTGCAGTTGGAAGATTGGTTGGAATAACCGGACAAACCACAATTGGGTTTGACGGAAAAACTGGTTCTACTGGTACTGGATATGTTCTATATTCAGCATCACCAACACAAAAAGAAATCAAACTAAGAAAAATAAAAGGTTCAACAGGACCTAGATCTTTTGTGAATGTTTCATCGACTAATGAAACTATAACAATAGATGTCGAAAGATATGATGGAGAATATACATTATCTTCTGGTTCATTGTCTGAAATAATCGCAATAAATAATTCTTCTAATTTGGTTGGTGCTACACTTGGCTCTGCCAAATATGGAAGTGCAACAAATGTAGTAGAAATAAACAAGGTAAATGTATTTGAAAAAACCAAATCTGCGGCAGGAAATACTGGTTCGATGCGATACCAGTATTTTGGTACATCTGTTCCAACTAGTATAATTTATCTCTATCTTGACAATTTAATTGAAACAAATTTTTATGGAGATAGAAACACAAAATCTAAAATATTTTCTATAGATTTTAATCAATATGGAACTAATAATGTTACAATTCGGTTGCCATCTCCTACGAGCGAAATAACTTCTTGTACATTACATCTTCAAAATGTTAATGTTTTGATCCCAAATCCCGATATAAACGATGTATTTGTTTATATTAAAAATGGTGTTTCTTATCCTGTTATTTTTCCATTAAATAGACAACCATGTATTTACAAATATAATAATGTTGCAAAAAATTACATAATACACTTTGTTTTAATCAAAAATGATTGGTATGGTTTTGTTTACTATTCAAATGTAACCGATGATTATTTTTGTGGATCTGTAAATCCT